AAGGCAAGTCTTCTTTAGGAATGTCAGAAAGAGATCCAGTGTGCCATCCATATATTCTGACCTGACATCTACCCAGACCAAGGGGATCGGCTCTGTTCTCGACGACGCCCATCCACCAAACGAATCCATCTAATCCTGCATAATTCTTTTCTATCATGATTTTTTTAACTCATTTAGTATTGGAGAATTTTCCACAGCAGAAGGCACTGGGGAATTTACACTATCGGTCATGAATTCTATGGTCGTATTATACGACTTTCCGAACATTGGCGCCATAAATTTATGGTTGACTGCTGACACCAGATACTTTCCAGACCTATATTCGTTTATCTCATAGGTTTGATTCTGGGAAACCATGTTAGGAATTTCAACATCAATTGTCGAACCAACCTTCAACATTACATCGCCAGGAAGAGTTCCTATCATCTTAAAGTTGGATATTTGTCCGAGTTTGGCTATAGTTGGACCAAGCCACAACTCAAATGACGTCGGGTTGACATAAGGATCAGCATCGTTTGTTATGACATATTTTATTGCATTTAGATACGAATCATACAAACCAAATCCAAGGCGATTTGTGGATTTGTTGACCATCAATTCTTTGTTCAACAATTTCCCTCGGAAGTCGTACCCATTATAGAGAGTGGACTGAAATTGTCTGTTGATGATGTCGTATCGTATAACGCTGGATGAGTATGACCCGTATCTGACTCCCTTCATTATATTGAAGTCTTCCACAGCATTTAGATATGTAAAGATCTTCGAGTTCTTTAGATTATCATCGCCAAACTTAGCCGACTTGAAGTATTTCGCATAGGAAGGATATCCTGCCAAAGTTTCGAACGAAACGAAATTAAATCCGTCTCTGTTCTCAAAGAACATAAATATAGATTTGTTCTGCGCATATGCTCTTGTCGAAAGCCAGTGAATAGCCTGCAATGGATCCATGTTTGGTATTATAATATCAAAGACGCCTTCCGTTTCCTCGACAACTAATCTGCTCGTGTCGATCTTCAGATAATTGGTGGCAATGTCGTAGACCATTTCGCTGATGCGTCTGCCTTTATACGACTTGCTCATTTTAATTGAGGAAGAAAGAATGTTCTCTTCGGAACAAAAATTTATTACATAATTTAACGTCTGCGAAGTTCCATAAGTTCTATTTTTTATAGAATAGACTCTGAACGTTTTTTCAATTGGATCTTCTAATGACGGTTTGTCGATTGATAGTTTGACATATTCATTGCCGTGTACTGCAAAGATAGACATCATATCCAGAGCGTCTGAAAGGAGAGCTTCGCCTGACATTGTAGCAGCAAAAAGATCTTCGTAGATATTGAGTTCGAGAACCAAATTAGTTAGATCTACAGCCTGTCCGTCGCTCGTGTATAACACGAACGATTTAATCTGATAATCGCTGGCATTAAATACCCCAGGATTTGATTGCGTTGTTTCTGCCATTATTTCGCCATCAGAGTTTTGAGTTCATTTTCAATCAGATTCGCATAAGCTCGGTCGATTAATTTTATGTTTCTCTTGGCTTCATTCAGATAATATTCATAGTCGTAATTCGAGATTGAGTATATTCTTCTGCTGATGGTACACTCAGTTCCGTCTGGCGCAGTCAAGGTTTCCGACGAGAGTTCGATGTCGCCATCGTTCAGATCAGGCATGTATCTCGAACTTACCTCGCCAGTAGCAAAATTGTATTCATATTGACTGACTTTGTTAGTTATGAACCTAGTAGTCTTTTTCTTAAGAACGATGTTCGAGAAAAGATTGGCTTCTTCTGTGTGATGAATTGTCGATTGCGCAGCAACCATTGTGCCATATTTCTTTTTGATGTATTTTTGAAATGCGAAATCGCTCAGAGCGAAGTCGAAATAAGGGTCAACGACGAAGTTAGAAAACATTACCAACCAATGCTTGTTGACATCGCCATAGAATTTATGCGCAACAGATTCAGGGGTGTCGTATTCTTGCATCGCATAATCCGAGTACACAGCAGTGTTATCTAGAATTCTCTTCAGAATTTTGGATCTGGCGAATATATTTTTAACTTGCTGAATTTCAGTACCATCGTCTTGTAGGCTGTACCGAATATTCTGAATTAATGAAAAGTAATTTGCCATTAGTACCCTTCCTCTATGGCTTCTCTTGTCATTATATCTACTTCTCTAAAAGACAAACGAACTTCAATGTCCACTGGTTGTCCATCTTCAAACGTCATAAACTTGCCGCTTCCAACATAGTTGACATCTACTCTTTCTAAAACGCAAGTGCCTATCTTTGCCAAGTAAGGATTCTCAATAGACTGTCCATCGTTTCTGAAGTAGAATTTAATATCGAACTGAGAAGGCGGAACGAAATATCTGGCTCCTGTTCCTACGCTATCGGCTGGCATGGATGGCGCGGAATGCATTCTGAACGACTTGATTATTTTTTGAATCTGTTCAGTTTCTTTTGCTGATCTGGAGTTGAATCTAAAATCAAACTGAAACTCTCTGCGGTCGGTGCCTGTAAAGAATAGTTCTACTTGCGGGTTTATGGCGAATCCTTGGCTCCTAACCAGAGCATCTTTAAATTTAGAATTCATGTCGCCAATAGATTCTCCGAGCCTTCCAATCACTTCCGCTGCACCTGCAGATGGCATACCCTGCCCGATGCCTTTCAATCCACCGACAATACTGCTTCCAACATCTTTACCTTCACCTTTGAACGCGCCCTCCATCATTGGACTTCCAATTTGCATCAGCGCCCCGACGTCTCCAAACATATCTGTCAACGAAACGTTCTCATAACCATGGTTCTGAGTTGTCATCAGCGTATCTGGCATATAGATGTTAATTGTTTTCTTTAACATCTTGGTCTTCGGTCTTTGAGAAATGATGTTTTGAGTTACGCCTATAAACGCTCCTTGCGGGGCTGACGTCGTTTGTTTACCAGAAGACAAACCAAATTTAGAACTGAAATTTTGCGCAAATGCCAACCCTGCCCCAATAGCAGCTCCAGCCGCTCCGCCTTTTAAATTCTGTTCGCTGAAGAGATCTCTATTGTTGGGATCGCTAATGGATGGTGGTCTTAATTGCGCCAACTTAGTCGAAGAATATCCCCCGCCCAAAACGGCGTCCTGTTGTTCTGGCGAAACGAAATTCTCGGTTTTGGATGCATACTTGGAACTTTCAAATTCACTGATATAGAACGTGACCCAATGTTTAATTGGACCATCTGGATCGTCTAAACTTTGAATTTCTACTGGGTATTGTAGTTTGTCCAGAGCAAATGGATCCCTATCCATTTTGCTGGGCTTCCTCTCGTTTTCAGAAGAATCTGACTGGTTTTCTTTGTCGTTATCTGACTCAGACTTCAGTTTGTTGTCTTCGTCTTGGTCGTTATCGCCGAATATTTTTTCTCCGACTCTCTTCAGTTCCGACTTAGCCTCTTTGGCTGCAGACTGCAAATCCTTGGCTCTCTTTGCAGTGCCAACGACGGACGACTCTATTAGGTCAGCCAAAGACATATAAATAACCTATTGTACTTGTTGCTCCTCTTATTTATATGGCATATTCTGGAAAGTTTTTCCCACAAAATCCCAATAAATATATGGGGGATCCTGGAAATATATATTACAGAAGCCTCTGGGAAAGAAAGGTGATGGTCAAATTTGATTTGACTGAAAGCGTAGTCAGCTGGTCTTCAGAGGAGATAATAGTTCCATATCTATCACCAGTAGATAATAAATGGCATCGTTACTTTCCAGACTTCTTCGTTATTCTTGAAACGAAAGAAGGGAAAAAGGGTGTTATGATTGAAGTGAAGCCTGAAAAGCAAACGAAACCTCCGACGAAGAAAACTAAAGTGACCAAAGCATATTTGAATGAAGTTATGACTTGGGGCGTGAACGAAGCTAAATGGAAAGCTGCAAAAGATGTTTGCTCGCATAAGGGCTGGGAATTTCGCATATTGACCGAGAAAGAGCTTAACATTAAATGAGAAATCAATGGCAAATTTGATAGACAGACTTTCAAAAGAGATGAATAAACTTGGGTTTTCTCAGAGAAGTCCAAAGGCAAGAACATGGTTGAGATCTCAAGTAAAATCCCTTTCTGGATCTGCACCAAGAAGATCTATAATTGCAGACAAAGAAAACAAGAAAACTAAATCCGTTCTTGGTAGAATGTACTTCTACTATTACGATCCAAAGACCAAAGACACTCTCCCATATTACGATAGGTTTCCTCTTGTAATTCCAATAAAAAAATATGCAGACGGGTTCCTAGGGTTGAATTTACACTACTTACCTCCGAATCTAAGATTAGTCCTTTTAGACAAACTTTATGACTTGTCGACCAACGATAGGTTCGACGAAAAAACTCGACTCAGAATGACATATTCTCTTCTAAGCGGAGTTGGCAAGTATAAAGAATTTAAACCTTGTCTGAAAAGATATCTCTTCAGTCATCTTAGAAGCAAATTTATAGAAGTTCCAGCCGATGAGTGGGAAATAGCCATATTCTTGCCAGTCGAGCAGTTCGTTGGTGCTAAAGCCGCGAAGGTATACAAAGAATCAAGAGAAATAATCAGAGGATAAGATGGCAATACTAAAAAGTCTACTTGGGGATTTATTCGACAAAGACAAAGTTCCAGAAACTAATCTATACAAATCTACAGTATACGATTTCGTTTCTTATTTCGCTCAAGGCGGAGACTTTAGCCGCAGCGATTATTTCAATGTGGTCATTGACGTTCCGACTCTAATCACAAGAGCTATAGGGTTGAATGGTGGTGATCTGATGTTTCAATGCGATGCCGCCGAGCTACCAGGAAGGCAGATAGATGTGCTTCCTATTCGACACAACACCTTTATTGATAGAATTCCGATTGACGTCATATATCCAGAAGTAACTTTGCAATTTATCTGTCGGCAAGATATGCTGGAAAAGAAGCTGTTCGATTTTTGGATGGAGCAGATGATCGGGAGTCAAGAAGACAGAAATTATGGGTTGGTGAAGTACAAAAGAAAACCGAATTTTGAAGATAGATATGATTGTAACATAACTATTTTTCAGAAGTATCAGATACCAACAGAAGCCAATGCTTCAACAATTAAACTCCTTGAGGCGATGCCAATATCTATGTCATCAATGCCTCTTAGTTGGGACAACCAAAGTTTTCATAAACTTAGCGTGACATTTGCATATAGAAAATGGGTAGATGAAACAATTAGATACACCGACCTTGAGGTTATCTCTTATCAGGACGCATTGGAATTGGCAGAGCAACCTCAGGGTGGTAGTTCTCTTCTTGATAAGATCAAGACAGTTGTTGATGTAGGCAGATTCGCTGATGTTTATTTGAGACGCGGTAGATCTGACGGCGGATTATCAGATATTTTTGATTGAGAATCTAGGAGAATGAATAATGGCATTGCCCAAAATTGACCAACCGATATTTAAAATAAATTTATTATCTCGCAACGAGGCTCTCAGTTTCAGACCATTCACAGTAAAAGAACATAAGATTCTTTTGATGGCAACTGAATCGAACGACGTCAACGACATTCTTTCAGCGATTAAACAAATCATCAATAACTGCTGCCTGGATGATATTGACGTTGATGATCTTCCTGTGATTGATCTTGAGATGTTTTTCATAAACCTCAGAGCCAGATCCATTGGTGAAGTGGTTGAGATGAAGTACAAATGCAAAAATAAAATCGGCGAAGAGGAATGCGGCAAACATTTTCAGATGGGATTAAATCTACTTCAAGACGTGCAAATAAACAAGAATGATGTAGATAATAGAATCGCTCTTACGGAAACTATAGGAATGGTTCTAATGTACCCAACGACAAACGTTCTTCAAAAAATAATGAGGAAAGCCGACGAAGAACAAGAACTAGACGTTTCTCTGATTGCTAATTGCATAGAGTACATCTATGACGAAGATGAACTATATTACGCGAAAGATGCAACTGAGGAAGAGCTGATAAAATTCGTCAACGACTTAAATACAGAACAATACTCCAGAGCAGAGGATTTTTTAAAAAGCGCTCCGAGTATATACGCAAATAAACAACATATCTGCAAGAAATGTGGGTTCGAGCATAGTATGAGGTTAGAAGGAATTGCAGATTTTTTTATGTGAGCTTACAATCAGAGAATTTAAAGAACCACTACATGACCAATTTCGCTCTGATGCAACATCACAAATACAGTCTGACTGAGCTTGAGAATATGGTTCCTTGGGAAAGAGAGATATATGTAAGCCTCCTTTCCAATTACTTGAAAGAAGAAAAAGAAAAAATCGAGGCTAGGAAAAACTCTAAAAGGTAGATAAAATGGCAATTCCTTCGAATGAGGCAAGAACTTCGGATGCCCTGTCTAAAAAATTGACAGCAGTTGGCATGCAACTGGAAACTCTGACAAAGAAGATGTCAGAAATTGATAAAACGACGTCTATGAGGAAGAACAGATCTGAATCTATTCAACGATTTGCTGAATCTATTCAACAATTTGAAGAAGAAAGGTCGTCTAGCATCGGAGGCAAAGCCAAGAATGCATTTACGGAAGCTCTTCTTGGAAAAACTCTTGGTGGATTGGTAAATAGGAAAAGAGAAGCCAGAGAATCAGAACAATTCGTTAGCAGCATAGAAGAGGAACAAAAAGCAGAATTGCTTGAAAAAGAAAAGCCATTGGGTGAAGTTAATTATGGTGAGAATACTGAAAATGTTAAAGTTTCCTTCGAAGAATTCAAATCTTCCATAGAAAAGGTCAATGACTCTATTGCGTCCATGTCAGCAGACAACGCGCAAATTTTGTCAATCGTAAAGTATATACAAAACAGAGTTTCTCCCAAAGACGTCAGCGTCGCATCGAAAAAGGAAGGGCAACAAAGCAAAGTTAGATTCGACCCATTCGCTCCAGAGAAAGCTCAATATACGGTTCTAAGCGAAAAGGGAAACAAAACTAGATTTGCTAGCAAAGAAGAAATTTCTTCAGCTTCCTGGAAGATAGGCAGGATGCAAGATCAATCGCAGCCAGTAGACGAATATGCATCAGAAAGAGCAGATCTGGCTGAAGCATCCAAAATTGATATTGCTGCAGCAAAGGAAGAAGATCCGAATACGAAAAGATATGAGAAAATCCTCGAAGAGCTTGAGAATATAAAGGAAATTTTGAGTAAGCCTAGTGGGTTAGGTGGTTTCTTCGGTGGTCTTGGTGTTGGTAAAATCATAGCAAGCCTAGGAAAGGTTGTTGCGAAAATGGGAATGAAGTTAGCTTCTACCTTGAAGAAGGCTCTTGGAGTTGGAATAGCCAAAAAAGCTGGAGTTAAAGCTGCAGAAAAAGTTGTAGCCAGGGAAGTTGGAGAAGCAGCTGCTAAAGAAACAGCCGAAAAGGTAGTGGCAAAAGAAGCTGGAGAAGCAGTCGCCAAGGAAGCTGTTCAAAAGGCAGCAACCAAAGAAGTTGGAGAATCGGCTGCAAAAGAAGCAGTGGAAGCAGCTGCCAGATCAGCGGGAAAAGAAGTTGCTGAGAAAGCTGGAGAAAAAGTTAGCAAAGAGGTGGTGGAAAAGACCATCAAGAAAAGTGTTGCAAAAGTGGTTGCCAAAAAAGTTCCTGCCGTTGGCATATTGGCTGGATTAGGATTCGGCGCTTGGAGGCTTGTTACGGAAGGTGATCTGACGGGAGCATCTAAAGAAGTTGCCAGTGGAGTTGTCGGAACAGTTCCGGGTCCTGGAACGGTTGCAAGTTTAGCAATTGATGCTGATCTGGTTGCTGGTGATGTGGCTAAAGAATTGGGAATGCCAAAGGAAGATGTATACTCTATGGTAATGGATGAGTTGAAAAGGCAAGTTGGCAATGTAACCAACGCAACAAAGGAAACTCAGAAGGCTGAACCCATTCCTTCTTCTGAGACGAAATCTACTACTCCCGATTCAGACAGCGCTCCGAACCCAACTCCCTCTTCAGCCACACCGTCGACGCCATCTTCTGCGAGCAATTCTTTAAAATTGACACCAAACAGTCCATCTGCAGCTCAAACCGATATTCCAAATTCTAAAGGAATGGAATTAGATAGAACATCAACTCAAGTAGCTGCATCAATGACACAACAAATAGTGAAGCCTGTTGTAATCAATCAACCTGCCCCTCCTGCTGCACCTGCGCAACAAAGTTCCGGAGATCAGAGAGTCTTCATATCTCTGAGGCATGGCGAGCCAGCATTAGCAACCTATCGGGCATCTATCTTCGATCATCCAGTAACACACCCTGGTAATTTCATGATGTAAAAAAGAGGGGCTTTTCAGCCCCTCCCCTCCTTACTCCTCAGCGAGTTTGCTGAAGTAGGACAAAGTGTCATCATCGTCAGAAGTGGACCACGGAGGCGTCTCGGCAGAAGAAGATCGATTACCTTCCTCGTTGTCGATCTCCTCATCTACAGGCTTGGGCTTCTTGACAACGGAAGTGGCAGCACCAAGGGCTTTGTCGAGACGACCCTTCAGTTCATCGTAGCTCTTGAAGTTCTTCGGAGCCAGGAACTCCTTGAGTGAATAAGACTGCTTCCAAATCTTCTCAATCT